AGATCTACTTACACATTGATGTGTCACATCAAGGATTAGATAAAAAATTAAGTGATAGAATTAAAGATCACAACCATCAGGGAGAAGAATAATGAAGAATTGGATTAAAGATAGATTGGACGAGCGCACATCATGGGATGGAGCCGCTCTTGTAGCAGTGGGTGTTATTGTATTAATTGCAGGACCTTTTGCTAAGTTAGCCGCATATGCAGCAATTGCATATGGTGCTTGGACTATATGGAAATCAGAATAAACAGTTGACATACGGTGAATTTCACTGTATAGTAGTATTATTATTAACAACAACTGGAGTATGACTCAACATGACTACATTTACATCTGATGATGTTAACAAGCTAAAACAGCTTGTAAACGAAGGCATTCAAGTAAAAGGCGAAATGGAAGCACTACGTGAAGGCCTTAAAGATACAGTTACAGCAATTGCTGAAGAACTAGACATTAAACCTGCGGTGCTTAACAAAGCAATTAGTATTGCATACAAAGCCGAATTTAGTAGAGCAAAAGATGATTTTGATGAACTAGAATCAATTTTGGAAACAGTTGGCAGAACACTTTGAACAAAGTAATTGACTTCTGGCGGCACAGTTGGGAAACAGACAAGACAGCATTTTATTATGAACTAGTCAGTTTTGTTTTTACTGTGGCCGCCAGTTTAACACTGGCACTGAGTGCAGATGCTCCGGATATGCGAATCGTATATCCAGGCTTCTTCATAGGTAGTGTCACTGCAATCATAGCATATAAAAGACGTATGTTAGCATGGCCTTTGGTATTGACAATCTACTTTGCATTTGTTAATATTATAGGGTTCGGAAAGGCGATGGGATATTGGTAGATTATTACGCACTACACTGGAGTGATATTTTTGGTAATATGGGAGTACTATTGTTAGTAACCACTTACCTCTTATTACAAACAGATAGAATCAACGCAAAAGGCTTTTGGTATAGCTTTAATAATGCAATGGTAGCAATATTGTTGTTTGTTAATCTATATTACAAACCTGTACTTGCCAATATTACCCTTGAGATATTTTGGTTAGGTATTAGCATATATGGACTTTACAAATGGTATAAGGCAAAACATTAATGAGTTACGTAGACGGCATCATTGATAGAGACAAAGATATAATTAATATTGTTGAGCGTGTTGGAGGTAAGCGTGTTTATAAACAGCTACCAGCACGTTATGTTTTTTATTATCCTGACGCAAAGGGTAAATTTAAAAGCATATGGAACGAACCATTAAGCCGCATTGCGTGTACTAATGGCAAAACCTTTGCAAGAGAGAAGAAGCTATATTCGCACAAACAACTTTTTGAAAGCGATATGAATCCTGTGTTCCGCTGTTTGGCAGAAAACTATCTGGAAGCAGATGCACCGGAACTAAACATTGCATTTTTTGATATTGAGGTTGACTTTAACAAGGACATGGGCTTTGCGCCTCCAGAAGATCCTTTTAATCCAGTGACTGCAATTGCAGTACACCTTAGTTGGCTAAATCGTACAATATGTTTAGCAGTTGCACCCAAGACACTGGATCAAGAAACAGCACAAGCAATTTGTGAAAAGTTTCCAGACACCATGTTAATGAATAATGAAAAGGAACTACTTAATACGTTTCTTGATCTTATTGATGACGCAGATGTAATAACTGGTTGGAACAGCGAAGGCTTTGATATTCCATACATTGTAAATCGTGTTAAGCGTCAGTTGGGTAAAGAACACACTAGACGTTTTTGTTTGTGGGACAAATATCCCAAAAGACGTGAGTATCTCAGCTATGGTAAAACACAAGAAACATTTGATACAGTAGGGCGTGTACACTTGGACATGTTGCAACTGTATCGCAAGTATACATATCATGAAATGCACAGCTACAGTTTGGATGCTATTGCAGAGTATGAACTAGGCGAAACAAAGATTGAATATGAAGGCACACTGGATCAGTTGTACAACAATGACTTTGAAAAGTTTATTGGATACAACAGACAAGACGTTGACTTGCTGGTCAAACTGGAAAAGAAACTACAGTTTATTGACTTGGCAAACGTACTAGCACATGAAAACACAGTGCTTCTACAAACAACAATGGGTGCGGTTGCACAAACAGATCAGGCGATTATTAATGCGGCACATGCACGTGGTATGCAGGTTCCAGACAAACGTAGTCATGAAGGCAATACACAGGCTGCAGGTGCATATGTTGCAACTCCAGTAAAGGGTATGCATGAATGGCTAGCAAGTATGGATTTAAACAGTCTATATCCTAGTATTTTACGTGCAGGTAATATGAGTACGGAAACTATTGTTGGACAAGTGCGCCATGTGTTTACACGTGAAATGTTGGCTGACTTTAAAACTGTATCAGAGGCATGGGAGGGCAAGTTTGCTTGTCCAGAATACGAACTTGTTATGGACAAGGATCGTGAAACTATACTACATTTGGATTTTGAGGATGGAACAACACTGGATGCAACTGGTGCTGAAATATATGACTTGATATTCCTAAGTGGACAACCGTGGATCTTTAGTGCAAATGGTACTATATTCCATCATAACACCAAAGGTGTTATCCCTGGCTTACTGGAACAGTGGTACGCAGAACGTAAGATACTACAAAAGAATGCCAAAGAGCAACAAGGTGTAGATGCTGATAAGTTTGCGTTTTGGGATAAACGACAGTTAGTTAAAAAGATTAACTTGAACAGTTTGTATGGTGCGTTGCTAAATCCTGGATGTAGATTCTTTGATCAAAGACTGGGACAATCAACAACACTAACAGGCAGATGTATTGCCAGACACATGGCGGCAGAAGTTAATCGTGTTATTGAAGGTACTTATGATTACACTGGTAAAAGTATTATATATGGTGATACTGATTCCGTATACTTTAGTGCATATCCTATTTTAAAGCCACAGATTGACAGTGGAGAACTTGAATGGACAAAAGACAAAGTAACTGAATATTATGAAGCAGTATGTGAAGCGGCAAACGAAACGTTTCCAGGATACATGAACCAAGCACACAATTGTCCAAGTGAATTTGGTAGTATTATTGCCGCCGCTAGAGAAATTGTAGGTGTTGCTGGTATCTTTATTAAAAAGAAACGTTATGCTATCCTAGTGTATGATAACGAAGGTTATCGTGAAGATACTGATGGCAAACCAGGCAAAGTAAAAGCAATGGGCTTAGACTTGAAGCGTAGTGATACGCCCAAGTTTATGCAAGAGTTTTTACATGAGCTACTGGTTATGGTGCTTACTGGTGTTGAAGAACAACCAGTACTCACACGTATCAAAGAGTTCAGAAAGCCGTTTCGTGAGAAACCTGGTTGGGAGAAAGGTACTCCCAAACGTGTTAACAACTTAACTAATCATACTGCAAAGTATGATAAAACTGGCAAGTGTGGTATTGGACATGCACTGGCCGCAATTAATTACAATAGGCTTCGCAAAATGAATAGTGATGCTTATAGTATGGAGATTACAGATGGTATGAAAACTATTGTCTGTAAGTTGAAAAGCAATCCGTTAAACATGACAAGTGTTGGTATACCCACAGATGAAAAGCGTATACCAGACTGGTTTAAGGAATTGCCTTTTGATGACGATGCAATGGAGACTGCAATAATTACTAAAAAGATTGAAAACCTTTTGGGTGTGCTGAAGTGGGACTTAAAGAGTGCTCATGACAACAATACCTTTGGTGATTTATTTGATTTTGGATAGGGGGAAATATGAGTAAAATGACTGCAGAAAAAGCACAACGACATGTAGATAGCTTGTACCAAAAGAAAAAAGAGCTTGACACACGCATAGAAGTTTGTTATGCTGAAAGGGTTAATGATGAAATTATTAACAATATGAAACAGAACAAAGTCAAGCTAAACGATGAAATTGTAAAATACAAACGTATGATAACAACCAATACACAGGAGTAAGATTATGGTTAAAAAGATCCGCCTTATCGAAGATGAGGTGTCTGATGAACAAATGGATGCAAATGATATCCAGAAG